GCCATCCCGCATCTCCAACACACTTAAACTGTAATGATATTGTCATAGATGATGTATCAGAAGCATCCTCCGAAGAATCAGCTTCACTTTCCCTTATAGAAAACCACATCTTCTCTTTAGCCTTCCCACTTTTCACTTCATCTCGTAAACACACTTCATTAGTCCAATATCCCAATTCTGTACCAGACGGTTCTGTATCTACTGTTACGTATTCATGATGTACGTCCGAACTTCTACTATTTGCCATTTTTTCTATTTTTTAGTTTTATCTTCTGTTGTTAATATCAGTAAAAGAATAGCTACTAAACAAATACCTCCTAGTACACAATACGTTATTAATAATCCGTTGTCTATCATAACTTTTTCTTTCTTCGTACATTTATTGCCTTTGGACCTCTTGTACCATCCTCAATATCAAACTCTACTTCATCACCTGCATCAACCTTATCTAATGTATTTGATGCATGAGCGAACACATCTGGACTTCCCTCACAAGTTAAAAATCCCCATCCTTTAGCTGCGTTCCAAAACTTTACTGTTCCTGAAAATACTGGTAAATTTGTCATAACCTACTTTTTACTCATAATAAATTTTTCATAAAGAGAAATATTATTGTCATTTAACTTTCCCTCTTTCTCTATTTTTTCAAGTGCTAAAACAACCATAGATGTAATAGTCTCAGGAATTTCAATTTCCTTTGGCTTATCTTTCTTATCATCCCATGTTATTCTATCACCTATTTGTGAAATCTTACAATCCTTAATTTCCTTTTCTGTAAAAGATAACTCAACTCTCATTTGTTTAATAAGACCATAAGTTATATAGTTTCCTTCTTTTGGGATTAATCCCTGTAATGTAATCCGTTCTAAAATTTGTAATTTCATGATTAGAAAATTTATTTAAATTATTAAGATAAAGTTGTCTGGAATATTGGAATAAAATAATCAGAACCCCCGATATCTATTTGAATACAACCATCAGCTCCAAGACCACCTCCTGAAGGAACATCTGCTGGGTCAACATCTGCATAAGAAAGACAACCAGCAAATGTATTAAACCTAATAAAATTAGCCATACCGGCTACTGCCGTAACATCAATCCCAAAACTTGTTGCCCCTGTTATTACAAATGCACTAGTTGTTGCTCCTGAAACAGTAAGTCCTGTAACTACATCATCATCAATATCAATTGCCGGTGTTGTTCCATAAGAAAACAAATCTGTCTTAAACTCACCAAATCTAGTTGCGTTGGGAAATCCTTGTAACCCATACAATACATCTACTACTCTTTTCATCTTTTCTAATTTTTAGTTTTTACTTATCATCATTATCATCTCAAACCGGAAGACTGTAAAAGCTTCCTCCTTTACTCTACTATATTTCTTGAACTTTTAACCACACTGTTAAATTATCCACACCATCACTTTCACTCTTGCTTGATGCTTTTATTTGTGTCCCTGCATTGAATATAAAATCCGTGGCTCCTGAGAAGCTAAAGGCTAGCGATTTCTTTTTAAGCAATTCTTCTTACTAACTTCTTGGAAACCAGCTTACTAAAGGCTCCGCTACTCGCATCTGTCATGTCCTTAAACTTACTAAAAGGAAAAAATCTTAACTCTTCTATATACTCCTTATTCCACATTGCTAATAAAAGCAAGACATTACCATTATTCACCTGTACTGAATATGGATCTGCTCTTGTCGTTTTATCACCTGTTGGTCTTTCTTTATCTGCTGAAAAACCTCCTAAATTCCTAATTGTTCCTTCTCCACTTTCTTTCCCTGCTGATCCCGGTTCTTGCTCCAACCACACCATAACATCATAACCATCAGCCTCTGCTGTCTCCCTAATAATATTTTCTCTCTCATCAGTTCCCCATCTCCCTCTCTTAACATCTAACACCACCCATTTACCATTTGTCAACTGACACATCTTCACTCCTGCTGTATAAGCACCTGCTCCCTCTGTACCAGCCTTATCCCAATATCTTATCGTATGAACAATACTATTACAATTAGGTGCTTTATCTAAAAACTGAAAATGATCCACCTTAAACATCCCTCCTCCGGGTGGAACTGGATTTTGTCCTATCTGTCCTGCAAACCCATATTGTCCAAGAGCAGCTTCAAGATCATTTAACATAGCCCAAGACAATCTATTAGTATCCATCAGATCATCTTTATAATTTTTAAGCAATTCTTTTGGCTTTACCTGCTCTTTATAATTTTTACATTCTCCGGGAATAGATATATGCAAAAGCTTACTTGTTGCTCTATCTAACCAATTTCCTGTTGGATCATTTTCATGAAGCCTTTGCATTATTAATACTATAGGTGTAATATCTTTACTTGTTTTACGAGTTGGGAGTGTTTGTGTCATCCACCGATTTGCAATTTCAAGTTGTAAATCTGATGCTGCTTGTGTTGGATTAATTGGATCATCTATTATAATAATATCTCCATGAAATCCTGTCAATGTTCCTCCAACAGATGTGCTATACCTTTTTCCTCCAATTTGACTTTTTCCTACAAAACCGGGTTTCCCTACAAGCCTTTTGACAATACTGAAATTTGATTTTGTATCTTTATCCTCTTTAATCCCAAGTTCAGGATAAATCTGTTTAAATTCCACTGAACGAATTATATCCCTACAATAATCAGCAGACTCTAAAGATAAAGCCCCTGAATAAGAGGCTGCAATGAATTTCATCCAAGGCCACTTAGTCCAACACCATATTGGAAACATAATGCTTACAAGCACCGTCTTAGTGCTTCCTGGGGGTATATTAATAAGAAGGTCATGCTCTCTTGGTTTTCTATCACCTACAAGATATGCTAAATCCTCTAATTGCTTAGAAAGATACCCTATATGCCAATTAGATTGAAAATCGTGAGGTGATATTATATTCCAGAAATAACGTAAGAAATGATGAAGTGATTTATTATTCATTTCTCTTATTGACTCAATAGGATGTTTTGCAGCGTAATCAAGAATTTCTTCTTTAGACGGAGCTTCTTTTACGAGTTCACTCATTTATTTCTTTTGCTTCTTCAATATTTTCAGATTTCTGATCGTTCAAACCTTTCACAGTAGCTTCTTGTAATTCCTTCATAGTAAGACTCTGTAAATAATTATTACTTATATTAATTTGAGTATTATTGAAATTTTCTGTTGATTTACTTTCACTCCAAAGAATTTTCTGTCTATTACTTAACCACATCCTTATTGCATAAAAATTAGGACCTACATATTTCTTAACTATTGTCCTAATTGCTTCACCTTTATAAAAATTAACTACTTCATCTTCTATATAATGTTCAAAACACATATCAAACAAGGATAAAGCTACTCTTGCATCAGCTTTCTCTTTCCCATCCATATAAGCATCATTCACTTCTGTATAATCTTCCATATACTTCCGAAGTGTAGCCACGTTCATTCCTACAAGTTCTGCTGTTTCTTTTTGTGTTCTACCTACAAGAGCGTATTGAAAGATATTAATAAGTAAATCAGAATTTACCTCAAATTTCTTATTTCTACCAAGTTCATTTTCAAGTTTTGGAAATACAGAACGTTCCATTTTTTATGTATAAGTCCACAATTTAAACCTATATTTTGGAATAACGTATACAAATATCTATATATATTATTGTGTACATATGTAGATAATTACATAAATAACGTATAACATACATAATGTAAAATACTTATAGTAAAATAAGAAGGGTTTTGTGAATTGAAAGTAAAACAAATTGATTAAGAAGATGTTTAACAGAATTGGGGATGGTTTGGATGAGGAAATAGAGGTTTTTAAGGCTTGTAACTATCTTAGTATCAATAACAGCCTTTGTAAAGTACTGTTAGTTAATGGTTTAGTGTTTGTCATTTCTGCAACATTGGGGAGTATTGAAAATCAACACGTTATAATAAACGCTTTTTTCTCCATAACACTTTAATTTTATTATTTATTCTTCAACATTTATTTCTTTAACAGTCCATGCTTCAAATTGACCAAATACAAATTCTTCTTGATCTTCTTTAGTAGGATACATTTCTTTCCATTCTTTTATCTTTTCAGCTTTATGAAATTCTAAAGCCATCTCAGCACTCCTTTTAGTTTTATGAATACTAATAATCCCAAAACAACTTTCATATATCATAGGATTATATAAAGCTACAAAAACTGTTTCTTTTTTCATATCAGTTAGTTTTAATTTTTACCAAATGTATGCTATCCATATAACAAATCCTAATTTACTTTTCAATGTTAAAAATAATCTGAAAATTTTTTGTAGTGTGTTTATGTGTTATACTGTCAATACCCTCCTGTAGTCCTGGAAAGTGTTTCCAATGTTAAAAATACTTGATATTATTTAAGGGGTTCTTGGA